GGAAGCCGGCCCCAGGGCGCCGGAGGGTTCAGCAAGTCTGCCTACGTCCCTTTCACTTGACCTAACTGGCCACACAACTCGACCTTCACTATTCATCGGATGAATCCCAGGACGTTACCGCCGAAGCGAGCCTCGGCGCAGGTATGTAGCCCGCGCGGTTCAAATCAATCCGACTTCAAGATCCGACCGTCACAAAGGTCACCTTTCTTCCCCAGTTTCCAGTATGTTACCATACCTTTATGCTGGATGTATAGCCCCTGACGTGGACCGATCAAAAGACCGGGACCCACGCGCCTGACCACCCGGCACAACGCCGGGGGCTCTAACTTAATAGAGTGCAGGACACTAACAGGGTTCGGAACAGGCTCAGCAACGCCATCCCGTTGGGGGACACTGACATGTGACGGAGAACGAGCAGTGCTCGAGAGCAGCCAAGATCTTCTCCCGGTTGCGTCGCAACCCACGCCCACGTCACGTCTTATTCTCCACAAAAAACTCCATCTCAACCTGAGCGTACGGCGGCAGTGCCTCGTACGGACTGAAATCTTGGAGACCCAAGATTTCGCGAAAAATCCGTACGGTGTCAGCTTCGCTGCCCGCAAAGAAGCGAGCCTTCAGAGACCGCTTGCTGGGAGGTGAACAAGTCCAACGAAACCTGGTGCTCAACTCGGACGGAGGTCCGTGTGAAACATCAGGCTCAGGATAGGGCTTAGCAGCGCTAAGCCTCACACAATAACGAATCGAGTCCGAGACCCGATTGTACTCGTGTGACCACTTCCAGCAAGTCATCTCCGCGCAATTGAGCGCTAACAACTCATCAGACACCTCATCCCTACCGACCGACACGGTGAGCTCAGGCGGGACCTGAACGTCGTGCAAGGATGGTGGGGGAGGAGGCGTGTGAGGGACTGCAGTGTCCGGAAACAGCGAGTAGATTTTCGCGAGGCGCATCGCCAGCCTCCCACGAAAACCCCACTCGTCGGCCGAAAAGCGGCTGGCCCGAAGAGCAGCCACATTCCAACGGAAGAACTCGCGACCAGCGAGCCAAGCAATCTCCGGGGGGACCCCCTGAACGAAGGACCGGAAGGTCCTCCCGACACCATTGAGGTACTCCTTCGGCCTCAACATTCCAAGACGAAGAGTCGCCTTGGGACGAAGAGAACCGGAAGGGGACCAGACAAGAAGGGTAGAGTTTAGGGAGCCGAACTCACAAGAACGAGTCGTTTTTGTGAGTTCGACTTGGAAACCCAGGCCTACGACTACTTCTTCCCAATGACGGGAAAAAGCAGGAGAAGACTGGAAGACTATGTCGTCACCATTCAAGAGTACCGGAAGGTAATCTCGAGTGGGAAAGGACCACCTAGCGTAACGAAACGCGAAGTAGTTCTGCAGACACAGAAGAGGGAAGCACAGGAGGCTTCCCATCATCTGTCCCCGCGACACCTCAAACTCTTCCTTCAGGCCACCCAGAGTCACCGAGACAAGAGGACGAAGGATTCTGATAGCGTACTCCCAGACACAGTCCGGGACGTACAGAGAATTGGCTCGTGCCTCTGAAAGGATGGCCTCCGCAACCTCAATGGGGAGATTGTCCGAAGCGGACACATAATCACCCGACGTCACCATGCCGAGTGACCTCTCGAAACCGGCCCCGGTCAACGCAGCCTCCGTCACTTCACCCCGTAGCACCCAGGATTTCTTCGAAATCCAAGAGTACAGGGTGTCATGAAGAGGCTTCAACAACAAAGTGTCGATGGAAAACTTCGTCAAGGGACGAGGTTTCCCAGCGGCCGGGACGACCAGGGCCTCCGAGGCGACGGACCCCACAAAGGGGGTTCGTCCAGTCACCAAGTCAAGGTAGAGGATCCGATCCGGACCATACCCACTTGCGCCGCCCTCGGAGCGAGAGGACTCCAGACAAGAAGACAGCGAAGGATTCGCCTCGAGACAAAAGGTCTCGTACGACGAATCCCAGCCCTTACGGAAAGTGCGAGAGGCAAGACCTCTGCAGAACCGAAGGTAACCGGCTGGCAACTTGACTGGCGGAGCCGTCAGGCGCTCGGCGAGATCGGAGAGCAAAGGCTCTTCGAGACACCGGCAGGACATGGGGAAGAGCTTCTTGATCGAACACCAAGAGAGACGCTCTTCCTCAACATCCGAGGGACAATCAAAAAGAAAGTCCTTCACCCGACGAAGGAAAGAAGAACAAGAAAGACGTCCTGGAACCGGGATGTCGACGGAGACCGAATATCCGAAGATCTTCGACCACGAGTCGACCGCCCGGACCACAACGTCAAGTAACTTGACCTGTGAGACGCGGCAGCGCCGCGAGGATCGCCGTGAAGGCCCTCGTGAAGGAG